TGCCCTAACCTTGCCATAACACTGACGGTATAGTTCCCTTATAGGTACGCTATAGGCATGGCTGCGCCATACTAAGTTGCATATTTCTTATGATTTTTATGGGTATAGGTAATATATATTTATATATTGTTATAATAGTGAGTTATTACCTTGTGGTACTGTCCATAGGTTTAAAGCTATTCGCGAGCCATTAGAGACTTTCTCTACACCGTGTAATATCTTACCGCCATTTAACACTATAGTATCTCCTTTATCTAACTCTATATATGTCTTCTTCTCTATAACGAATCTTCCTCCTGTATAACCATCATTGAGTGCTGAGATTATAGTATAGTTGCTAGCTTTAGCGTCTCTATGGTGGGCTAATCCTTCTCCAATATTGTATTCATTTATATTCATCCACCTTTCGTTGAATTTCCAGGGAACTAGGGGAGAAAAAAATTCCAAAATTTTCGTATATAGGGGGCCTTTGTTTAAGGTATATGGATATGTATCCCATTCCCCTCTAATATCTTCATATCCTTCGTTCTTATATTTAGATACAATCTCATCACATAGATCATTTGGTACGAAATTCTTATATACCTTATATTCCATTATAATGAATGTTGCTTGTACATGTATATATCATCTATCAGGTAATCTATCTTTTGTATAGCATTAGGTAAGTTTACATTAGATGTCTCTTCTCTTATCTCTTTTAACCTCTCTATTATCTCTGTACCTTTCATATATAGTATGTTCTGATATAGCTTTGCCAATGTGGTTTCTCTTTAACATCGAACTCCTTATGTGTATAATAGGAATAATTCTTAGCTTCAGCATCTAACATATCTTTATCTATATGCTTTTTATCAGCTAATACTACTATACGTCCTTTCTCGGTTAGATACTTACTAAAGTTATTTAGAACGTTTTTATGTAAGTTCATATCTAAATCTAGCCATCTTCTCTTATGGTTTTCTACTTGATCTTGTGTGAGTAAGGTTGCTTCATTCAATTGAAACTGTTCAAACTCTTCAATCTTAGTAAAAAACGGCGGACTTACCATTATTAAATCCACTTTTGGACCATTATAACTCTTAAATCCATCACTTAGGTGGAAATTATAGTCAACATTATTAAATTTAGCAGTCTTAGCTAAGTCTATATTGACCGGTTCATGGATATCTCCAAAATGTATCTCTTTTATTCCTAGAGCATGCGCGATTCCCCAACCTATAAAGCCCGGTCCCGAACAAATCTCTAAAATACTCCGACAATCTCGGTGTTGATCAAGGAAATCTTCGTGATTATACACGGCATCCCAAAATAATGCACCACATCCATCGTTATATTGCTTGTATAACACAGTAAATTCACAATCCATAAGGTTTTGCCCTATACAATACCTTTGCCATGTTTCTAAATTCACAATAACCAGTTAAATATCGCAGACCAGATATAATAAGTGACTATTCCTATCACTATATAAGAGATCAACGCTGTCCAGTTAAATTTTTTCACTGTTTTTTTGTTTTTCAAGCATTACTTCCGCATAAGCCCTATCATATACGTCGTTTATCTTCATTTTCGGTTTGATTCTCCTTATTTCACCAACTTTATCGAGAACTTCCCTACGAACTCCCAACTTTTCTGCTTCAAATAAAAGATCTTCTAACCTACTCATATATCAATATAAGAACTTTAGTATTAAGAAACAACTTTAAACCATAAATTTATTATTTATTTTTCTACGGGTTATAACTTGTATTTATAAACATATGCAACCACTAGATAAGGAAACTTTATTCTCTATCTTCGAGCAAGGAGATGAAGAGATCTACCAAGAACATAAGATAACGGGAGTTATGAATAATCCGTATGTACTTATGGGAATGGTAATAAGAGGAATGGAGAATTGGCATCTAATGGACATAATGTACAAAAGGTCTTATAAGGAACAATATGAAAGAGTAAGAGACGTTATCAGAGTTAAGTATATGTCTAAGTTAGTAGGGTATCTAGATAGAATAGATGCTACTAAATTTGAAACTGTTTATACTATAGGAGATTCCTATGATAGCAAAACTGTTATGACCGTACTAAATGATCTTATATACTTTTTCGAATCTAAGGAGATGTATGAAAAGTGTGCTATAATAAAAACTTATATAGACTTACTTTCTCATGAAATAATTGAAAAAGAGTTACTAAGATAGTTGCCTAGGAACTTATTTATTCGTATCTTTAAGTATAAGATAAAAAAATAAAGGTTATGGCAAATTCAAATTCAAACATTCACACAATTAACACTAACGAAGAATTCGAAGATACCCTTATGTGGGTTTCGGATCTATTCAAAGATGTTCATGGTTTTAGACCTAGAGGGTATAACTTTCAAAACTGGTCTTACCTAGACTTAGCTCAATTCGTTACTGATCTAATGGAGATTAACTCTAAGCAGGTAGAGGAAGAGAAGGAGTATGTTAATAAAGCTATAGAGGATGTGGTATCAGTAGGTGCTGGCGATAAAGAAACGGCATTAAGATGGTTAGATCAGGCTGATGCTTACTTTATGTATGGCGATGATAGCTTCTATGAGGATAGTATAGAGAAGTATGGATGGGTGGCTAGTCATATGGAGAAGAATACTAACTTAAAATCTATAGCGTAATGGGATTAGAAAGAATAACAATAGAAGAAGCTGAAGGTCTAATCAAAATCACTAACGACCTAGACAATGCTAAATACTTTACGATAACACCATCTACTAATCCTCAGCAAGCATCTGAAGGATGGGAGTCCGTTACGTACTATAGTGATAAGAAGCGTACATATCAGATACCTACTAACGTACCAAACGCTCAATGGGTATATGTACTCTCTAATACTTCAATGCCCGGTATGGTAAAGATAGGCTATACTAATGGAGACCCGGACGGGAGAGTAAAGGAAATAAACAGAGCAACGGGTATCCCGACAGATTTCGTTGTAGAGTATGCCTTACCTTGTGTAAATGGTTACGAAGTAGAGCAATTAGTACATGAAGCATTAGACGATGTACGAGTAAGTAATAGAAAAGAATTTTTTAATATTAATATCGAAGAAGCTAAACACTTAATAGATGAAATTGGTAAGCCATATGTTATACATAACTAAATCGCGGTGCAACTTGCGCGCGTTTCGCGCGGCGGCTTCGCTTATTCTCCTATACGCCCTCACTTCTTGCGAGAAAGAGCAATTCAACTTGCCTTGTGAGACAGGATATTGTGATTATAATGTTTTATCTCCTACTAATGCTGATGAAAATGGGTATATACACACCGAATTGGATTGGACTAGTGAGTATTGGCCATATTTTACTATAGATGTAGAAGCAGATAGGACAGCAGATGAGTTTAAGTATAATGGTGAGTCAGTTGTACAAGCACAATTCGATACCGATTCATATTTTATTCTTAGTGACTCCCTCAATGTAACTATCAACCTATACAATCCGTGGCAAGGCTTAGAAACATGGGGTGGATACCCTATACCCGTTAGAGATACGATCATAACACTAGATCAATTCGAAGGATATGTAGTTCCAGTAGTTCAAAGTACTAATATATATTTTTCCGATGATGAAGTAGGTAGGTTTACTACTAGACGTGTTGTTGGTCCATTTCCTCCTACGATGATTGGCGATACAATATCGATTTATATGAAGATAAAATGGGATTTAGGAAGTGAAACTTTAGTGAAAGATGACTTTATTCAAAAATTTATTATAGAATAGTTGCCTTTCCGAATTTTTTTTAATATCTTCGATATATGTTAATAAGATATAATAAAGAATATATATATAAATAATTAAATATAATATATTAAATACTATTATATAATTTATAATAATAATATTAATAATAATAAATTTTTAAACGGTTATCTATGTTAAATGCAGAACAAATTCAAAACAATTACGTTAAACACCACAAAATTATTGATCACTACATAACAGATCGAAAGGATCAAGTTAAGGAGATGATTAAACATATGGAAGATAATTATGTTATGGCTCCTGCTAGTGGTAGAGCTTGGTATCATAATGCTTTTGCTGGTGGATACGTAGACCATGTTAATAGAGTTGTTCAATTTGCTATTAAACAGAAGAATACTTATCAAGAGATGGGCGGTATGATTGATTTCACCGATGAGCAATTAGTTTTTGCAGCACTCTTCCATGATTTAGGTAAGATGGGTGATGGAGACTCTCCAAACTATATACCTCAGACTGATAAATGGAGGCAAGATAAACTATCAGAGATGTATACTTACAATCCAGACTTAGATTTTATGCTTATACCAGATAGATCTTTATTCATACTTCAGAAATTCGGTATAAAAGTAGATCAGAAAGAGTTTTTAGCTATCAGATGCCATGATGGAGTGTTTGATAAAGCAAATGAATCGTATTTCTTCAGTAATATGGAATCATCTAGGCAGAAAACATCTATAATTTCTATTCTACATACAGCAGACTTCTTAGCTTCTAAGGTTGAATACGATATTTGGAAAGCAGCAGGAGGAAATTCTACTCCTAAGGTTAAAAAGACAGCAGCTTCGACAGGTCGTCCAGTAAAAGCATCAGAAGGATTATCTAATCTACTAAAAAACATATAATATGAATTTTCATCCTACAACTCTATATATAATTTCCGGAATTTTAGTTGCCATTGTGACTATTTTATCGTATCTTGTTAGAAACTTATTGGTTAAGTTAGAAAAATATGAAGATATTACCGAAGACCAAGCAGGTTATTTACAAAATATATCGACTGTTATAGGTGAATCACAAAAGCACTTGCAGAATCTTGACGAAAAGGGGGTATTTCAAAGCGACGATGAGGTTGGTTATTTTTTTGAACAAATGAAACTAGTACAAAAAGAACTAGACAGGTACATACTTCCAGATAATTATGGCAAGAAAGAAAAGCAAAGCTAATTACTTTACTAAGGAGACAGAAGAGTATATAGTTAAGTACAATACATCAACAGATGTTGACTACAGAAATAAAATATTTACAGAGCATATATATATTCCGTTTTATAAACTAGCGGAAAACATTATACATACGTTTAAGTTCTACTATACCGATGTAGAAGCGATTGAAGACTTAAAACATGAGATTGTTTCTGTTCTACTAGAAGAAAAGATATCTAAATTTGATCCTACCAACGGAGCAAAGGCATACTCTTACTTTGGCACTATTGTTAAACGATGGTTAATTAACTACACAAATAAAAACTACAAAAAACTCAAACAAGTAGGATCTTTCGATGATATGGAAGAGTCCTATAACCCAGGAGACGGAAGAAAAGAAGGGTATGAGATACTTTTAAGTAACTTTATAGATGTATGGGTAGCCGAAATGTATAAGGATATAGATATACACTTTACAAAAGATACAGAAAAGAAGATCGCTGATGCTGTTCTTACTATATTTAAGACTAGAAACGATATAGACATCTTTAAGAAGAAAGCACTTTATATCTACATAAGAGAAATGACAGATTGTGAGACTCCTCATTTAACTAAAGTCATATCTACCCTCAAAGTCCTATTCTATGATAAGTTTCAAGCTAAATACGACCTAGGACATTTCGATATAAATGTTTAATAAGATATTTATATAAAAATATACTTATGGCACTTGATAAAATTATATTTGGTGAGAAGACATTATCCGACCTTTTCGGCGAGATACATGATAACCAATCTCAAACCAAAGCACAGGTAAAAGCTCTCATAGGAGAACTTAAACCACTCATAGAGAACATAGGAGATGCCACACTCATCGTTCCTATGATTAAAGAATATATGGAAATAGGTGTAAAGAATGACGATGCACTTATAAAAATGGCAGCAATTATACAACGAATTGAATCTGCACAAGCTAAAGGAGATTCAGGAGATATGTTTGACCCTGCTGAATTAGCTGCTCTATTAGAGAATACTGAGGAGTTAAACGAAGAAGTAAAAGATAAAGAAGAACCAGATGCCATTTAATGGAGGATTAGAAGCATACGTTAACAAGAGACCATCATCAGCTAACTCTATACCAGAGTCATTTCCTGCTAGAGTGGTTGATATCATATTGGATGACGCTCATGAAGATTGGTCTACCTTTGGTGAAATAGAATCTCTTGGTGCTATAAGGTTTAGAGTAATAGGTCAACAACAAGATGAGAGTGACCCAAAGTTACTAGACATAGCATACCCCATTAATACTAACTTTAAGAACTACCCTCTACTTAACGAGATAGTAATAATTACTACTGCTCCATCAATAGAAAAAGATGATAGTGTAATTAACCATACACGATTTTTCTATACTACAGTAGTTAGTATATGGAACAGCCCACATCATAATGCATTCCCAGACGTATATCAAAACCCAGGTGAACCTGACTTAGGTTATAATTTTGAAGATAAAGCAAATGTAGCCCCAATACAACCTGCACAAGGAGATGTAATAGTAGAAGGAAGACAGGGTCAATCGTTAAGGTTTACAGGAACAGATTACGAAAAGAAGTTTGTTGAGACAAACGAACAAAAACCAATAACCATTATCAGTAACGGAAAAGCATCTGCAGATCCAGCAACCCCAGTTGTAGAGAATATTGATGATGACCCAGCCTCTATCTACTTAGTAGAAGATCATACAGTACTGCTAACACAGGCAAATGAAAAAAGAGATGCATGGGATAGTGAACCAGATAAAGCAGATAGCTACCAAGGTTCACAGGTATTAATTAACTCTGGAAGATTGTTCTTTAATGCGAAAGAAGAAAGTATTCTATTTTCAGCAACAGAAGCAGTAGCAGGAAACGCTTCAACAATTAGTTTCGACGGAATAGATTATGTAGCATTAGATGCGACTAAGGTATACCTCGGTACAGAAGCATTCGGAGAAAGAGAACCAGTCCTTCTAGGTGCTACTACCCAAGACTGGATGAGACAGTTACTTTCAGAATTAGAAAGACTAGGTAAAGCTCTAGCAGGAGTAGTACCAGCAGGTTCCTCAGCAGGAGGATTAACACAAATTAAATCACACGGAGCATCAATGGGTTCACCTTTAGGTCAAATAAAGAAAGCCATCGATGATTTAGACTCCATTAAAGTATTTACAGAGTAGTATGCCATTTGAAAAGTTTAAACCGCCCAAGATACATGCAGCCATAGGAACAGCTATTGGTAAAGCTAATGGTGTGATTATTGCCAAAGCTAATAAATCAGTAACAAATGCAACTAATAAGATGCGTGCTAAAGGATGCCCCGGTCCTGCTGAATTAGCAAAACTAGATAGTAAGATGAATGGATTAGGAGCCTTAACAGGTACATTAACTAGTTCAATGGGAGCATTTGCTGCTATACCAAAATCTTTAAAAGCACCAATAGGTGGATTAAAGGCAGCAGTTAAGATCATTCTTTCACTTCCTATACCTCAAGCATTTCCTCACGTACAAGTAGGACCTCCAGGTCTTCCAGTTAACATTACAACTAAGTACGCTGATACATTAAACCTCTTAAAAGAGTTTATTGCAGCAATGGAGATCACAGCTGACGCTATAGATTTTAGCTTGAAGAATGTTTCTAATTCTGTAGCTCTTATATCAGGTAGGGTAAAAGACTTAGAAGCACCGATCAAAGCTTGTAAAATAGAAAACATATTAAAATCTAAACTAACTAAAGACCAAGCAAAGAAGCTTAAACTATTAGATAAAGACGGAGAATTTATTACTTCTACCTTAGGCTCTAAAGTACTAGAAAAATCAAATACTAGACC